CACCATCATTATCAAACTGCGTGACCAGTTGATGGCAACAGGCAGCTTGCGCAACCGAACGATCCAGAAGGAGTTTTACGGCAAGATCGAATGTGTCCTCCTGCACTGGCTCCACGGTGAGACCCGCTCGATCTTGCGTCCCGTCCGGGCTGAACACTTCATGCTGCCTGAGGAGGTGGTCGATTGATACAGGCTTGCGCCCAACAACCTGTGATCACCTTACGCCCGTACCAGGCTGAGGCGGTGGACGCTGTGTATAAGCATTTGCGCAGTCGGGATGATAATCCTTGTATTGTGCTGCCAACGGCATCGGGGAAGACCCCGGTGATGGCTACCATCTGCCGAGACGCTGTGCAGAAGTGGGATGGTCGTGTTCTGATCCTTGCCCATGTCAAGGAGTTGTTGGAGCAGGCCATCGATAAATTGCATGTTATGGCACCCGATCTGTGGCATCAAATTGGATGTTACTCAGCGGGGTTGAAAAGCCGCGACACAGACCATGCGATCATTGTGGCAGGCATACAAAGTGTCTACCGCAAGGCAGCGGAATTGGATCGTTTTGATCTGGTGCTGATTGATGAAGCTCATATGCTCCCGCCCAATGGCGAAGGCATGTATCAGCAATTCATCAAGGATGCACGGATCGTCAATCCCAATATCAGACTCATCGGCTTGACGGCGACACCGTACCGCATGACCAGCGGAACCATTTGTGGCCCTGACAATCTCCTCAACCACGTCTGCTATGAGGTTGGCATTCGTGAACTGATCGCCCAAGGCTATCTATGTCCGCTCAAAACCAAGGCTGGTCGGCGCAAGGCGGATACGTCCGGTCTGCATGTCCGTGCTGGCGAATTCATTGCCGGTGAAGTCGAAGCATTGATGGACGATGACGGTCTTGTTCATTCAGCATGCCGGGAAATCGTCGAGCAGACGCACGACCGCAATTCGGTATTGATCTTTGCTGCCAGTGTACAGCATGCCCAACATGTGCAGCGTGTCCTTGGTGACATGGGCTACGACTGTGGATTCGTCTGTGGTGATAGTTCAGGCATCTTTCGCGATGACATCCTCAGGCGGTTCAAGGATGGCGACCTCAAATACCTGGTCAACGTCAATGTGCTGACGACAGGGTTCGACGCCCCCAACATTGATTGCGTCGCACTGCTGCGACCAACCAACTCACCCGGCCTCTACTATCAAATGCTGGGTCGTGGCTTCCGACTGCATCCGGCCAAAACCAACTGCCTGGTGCTGGATTTTGGTGGCAACATCTTACGGCATGGTCCGGTCGATGCCTTACAGATTAAGGATAAAGCCGATGGCCGTGGTGGTGAAGCGCCTGCCAAAGAATGTCCCAATTGCCAGGCATTGATCCATGCGTCGTACAGCGTGTGCCCGGATTGTGGCCATGAGTTTCCACCACCTGAGCGGGAAAAACATGACGGCAGTGCTTCGACGGCAGGTGTGTTGTCTGGTGAAGTCACCGAGACGGATTACGACGTCAGCTCAGTGTATTACAGCATCCACACCAAACGCGGCGCACCACCTGAACATCCCAAAACCTTGCGTGTCGATTACCGTTGCGGGTTCAACGAATACCACAGTGAATGGATCTGCGTCGCGCATCCCAAAGGCAGCTACGCCTGGCAGAAAGCCCATACATGGTGGCAGGCCCGATCCAATGAACCAATGCCCAACACCGTGGAGCACGCAGTCGAGTTGGCAGAAAACGGTGTCTTGGCCCAACCGTTGTCCATCACCGTGCGATCCGTCACCGGCGAAAAATTCGACCGCATTACCAATTACGAATTGGGGTCCATTCCACCACGCATTGATGGCAGCGATGAACGAGAACTGGTGGCCAACACAAGCGCGGTGTCGCCTGATCAACCATGGACTCAATGGCCCGATGACGATGACATTCCTTTTTGAAAGGCAACCTTATGAATACAACCAATGTTGAAAACAATCCTGCAATCCTCGATGCATCGCTGAGCGTTGTTATCGATGATGAATTCCAGAGTCTGATTCCACCACTCACGGATGAGGAACTGTCCGGCCTGGAAGAGAATCTCTTGCGCGACGGCTGCATCGATCCGCTGATTGTATGGGCTGAGCAATGCATTCTGCTTGATGGTCACAACCGCAAAGCCATCTGTGATCGGTACAGCATTGATTACGAATTGCATCCTGTCAGTTTGCCGGATCGTGCGGCTGCTGCCGACTGGATCGACACCCATCAATTGGGCAGACGCAATTTATCACCTGAGCAGATGAGTCTATTACGCGGACGACGATACAACCGTTTAAAGAGTTCGTGTGGTGGTAATCGACGTGGTGAATTTTCAAATCCTCAAAATGAGGATTTGAAAACTTCGGAACGCCTGGCCAAAGAGCATCGTGTAAGTCACTGCACCATTGAACGTGATGGTCAATTCGCGGATGCCGTTGATCGTCTTGATCTCAATCGTGAAATCGTTAGTGGCCAAATCAAACCCGCACGTCAGGAAGTGGTACAGGCCGCACGTTCCCTGCCTGAAAATCCAACACCATCGGAAATTCAGCAGGCACGCGAGTCGGTGACCAAGCCTCATGTGGCCAACAACACGGGCGACAATGAATGGTACACCCCGGCGCAGTACATCGAGCGTGCGACAGATGTCATGGGTGGGATCGATCTCGATCCGGCATCCAGCGTCGCGGCCAACAAGGTCGTCGGTGCAACGCGAATCTTTACTGCTGACGATAACGGTTTGCAACAGAACTGGCATGGCCGTGTGTTCATGAACCCGCCGTATGCCCAACCGTTGATCCAGCAGTTCTGCGAAAAACTTGTCCAAGAGTACGAGGCTGGCAATGTCACGCAGGCTATCGTCCTGGTGAACAACGCGACAGAGACCAAGTGGTTCCATGCACTGTTGTCCGTCGCATCGGCTGTGTGCTTTCCCGTTGGGCGCGTGCGTTTCTGGCATCCGGACAAAACCTCCGCTCCGTTGCAGGGACAGGCGGTGTTGTACATCGGTGACAACATCGATGGATTTACCAAGGCGTTCGAAGACTTGGGGGATGTGTTCTATGCCGCCAAGTAACGGGTACAACCCCATGCTCTGGAACTGTAATCGGCAGGGCTGCTTCAATCTCAAGAAACGTCCCAAGATCGAAATGTTTGCCGATTGTCTGCCCGGTCGGATCGCCTTCAGCGACATTGATGCCGTGACGGAAATCAGTGGCAATCTCCTGTTCCTCGAATGGAAAGAGCATCAACGCATCTGCAAAGGTCAGGAACTTTTGTTTGAACGACTGACTTTACTCTGCCCGGCGACCGTGTTTGTCGTTGAAGGTGATGCGGAACGGATGGCGGTCGACAGCTTCCGGACTGTATGGAAGGGAAAGATATCGCCGCCCGAGCTGGCAGATATCAATGTGTTGCGGCGGGAGATTGCCGCGTGGAAAGACTGGGCCTTAGCCAACTCGGCCATGAATCAAACAAAGGAAATCCTGTGCAACTGATGAATGAACCAATCATGAATACCGCTCAAAACTACTTGGATGTCGGCTTGTCTGTCCTGCCAGCGATTCGCACGGAAAAACGTCCGGCCATTGGCAAGTGGAAACAATATCAGCAGCGGTTACCACTGCCTGCTGAACTCAACTCATGGCCATGGGGCGATGCCGTGTGCATCATCTGCGGCCAAGTCTCCGGCAATCTGGAGATCATCGACTTCGATGGTGGCGGTGAATTGTTCCCTGCTTGGATGGATCGTATTCCCGCTGATCTACGTGACCATCTGGTGATCGAATCGACACCTTCCGGTGGCATGCATGTGATCTATCGTTGCGATGTGCCCGTCTGCGGCAACATCAAACTGGCCCAGCGCAAAGCCGACGACAAAATCTTGACGCTTATCGAAACCCGTGGTGAAGGTGGACTATTCCTCTGTTCACCCACACCGGGCTATGAGCTGATGCAGAGCGACTTGGGACACCTGCCCGTCCTCACTGAAGCACAGCGTGACACGTTGTTGCAAACGGCCTGGGAACTCAATGAATACTGCCCACCGGTGGTCGATGGTGCGAGTACATCGGCCCACCATTCGCACAGGTGCCAGATGTCTGCGGACAATGGCCATTGTGCGACCGACAATGCTTACAGACCGGGTGACGATTTCAACAAACGCGGTGAAGTGCAGGACCTGCTACGCACACACGGCTGGACGCTGGCCGCGCCCGGTGAAAACGAATACTGGCGTCGCCCAGGCAAAGACACCGGCTGGTCGGCCACGCTCAAGGATCGCGTGTTTTATGTTTTCTCATCCAACGCCGACCCGTTTGAGCCCAATCGTGGTTACTCGCCGTTTGCTGTGTATGCACTGCTGGAACACGGTGGTGACTTTACCGCAGCGACCAAGACGTTGGCCAAGAACGGGTTCGGTAATGATCTCAATGATCAGGACAATTCCGATGTGGACCTATCGGGCATCCTGGCTGGTGATGAACAGGATGATGCCACATTAACCGTACCCGATCCGGGGCCGCTCCCTGAAAACCTGCTCTACATTCCCGGGTTCATCGGTGAGGTGATCGACTTCTGCATGGCCAATGCGCCGTACCCGTCCCTGGGCATGGCATTCTGTGGCGCTCTGGCCATGCAATCCTATCTCTGCGGGCGTAAGGTGCGGGAAGCCGGCGACCTGCGCACCAACATTTATCTGCTCGCCTTGGGTTCATCCTCTGCCGGCAAGAACTACCCGCGCCAGATCAACGCCCACCTGGCCATCGCGGCCAACATGGCCGATTCGCTTTGCCGCAAGTTTGCATCCGGTGAAGGCATCGAAGATCAACTGGCTACTCAGCCTTGCACGATGTATCAAACCGATGAGATCGACGGCATTCTCCAGGCCGTCAGCAAAGCCAAGGACGCGCGCAATGAATCGATCATGACCGTGCTGCTGGAACTGTTCTCCTCAGCCAGCATGATGTATTCCATGCGATCCAAGGCCGGCAAGCCGCGCATCCCCGGTGTCATCCATCAACCACATCTCACCGTTTTCGGCACCGCGACACCCACGCACTATTACGAGGCCATGTCCGAACGCATGCTCACCAATGGCTTCTTCGCCCGCATGGTCATCGTGGATACGGGTAAACGTTCAGCAGGTCAGGAACCCGGGCTCGTCGACAGCATGCCCGACCGCCTGGTGGAAACCGCGCGCTGGTGGGGCAATTACCAGCCAGGCGAACATCGTGGCAACCTCCTCGGTTTTTACCCGGTGCCCGTCATTGTGCCCTACAGCGACCAGGCCAAAACAATCATCAATGACTTCCGGCAAAGCGCTGATCGTGAATACGCCCAGGCTGAGGATCGCAAAGACGAAGTGGCGATGACGGTGTGGGGCCGTGCCAATGAAAACGCCCGCAAGCTGGCGCTGCTCTACGCATGCAGTGAAAACCACACCCAACCGGAAATCAGTGTCGATGCCGTACGCTGGGCCAGCGCGTTCGTCGAGCATCAGATCCAGCGCATGCTCTACATGGCCAATCAATATGTCAGTACCAACGATTTTGATGCCGAGTGCAAGAAGGCATTGCGCTACCTCATCCGTAGCAAACACTCTGGCAAAGAGGATTGGTATCCCATGCCCGACTGGCGTCTGCGTCGACATATGGCCACCAGTCCCAGCACCTATGACAACATCATCGAAGCGCTGACCAAGCAGAAACGCATCCTGTTTCAAACCATTGAAGGCAGTACCAAACCGCGAAAGGGTTGGATACTTCTGTGAAACACCGGGGAGAAAACCGCGCGGTTTTCTCTGCATCAACACGCAAAATACCCGCCAATCGCCCCAATTGGGGGAGAAAACCGAAGAAAACCGCAGAAAACCGCGCAACAAAAAACGGTTTTCTCAAAATCGCAAAGGGCAATAGAAAAAGAACTTATGAATAATATATATAGAAAAACACTCTCTCTCTTACTATACCCCCCGCGCCGCGTGTGCGCGCGTACGCGTGCGAGGCGCGGTTTTCTCGGTTTTCTTTTTGGGGCCTGATCATATCTTCCTCTGTGGCCGGAAATGAATATCAAACTACCTACGTAAAGGAACTACTGAATGTATGAATCGCATTGTCGTGATTGTAAATATTTTGAATTTGGTGATATGAAAAACCAATTGGGTACTTGTCATCGCCATGCACCCGTTCCGAGCATAGACGATGAGTGTCGCTTACTTCCCAACCGTATCGCCTGGCCCGCTGTCTGGCCAAACGATTGGTGCGGCAAATTCGAACCACGCTCGGGACACAAAAACTGTGACGCATGTCTGCGCAAAGCAGCTTCATGATCCATGCTCAACTCGCTCGCCCTACATCGCCACAGGTTGGCGTCTGTGGCGTCCGGGCTGGGCAGGTAGACCTGTACCGCCTGTGACGGCG